GCGCGGATTACGGCGCGGGTAGCTGAGTTTAAGTCTTTAATTTGGGCTGCAAAGAATTCTCTAGCAGCCTTGGATTCTATGCTCATGCGGCTGTTGTTTGGATTCTATAGAATCTGCCATTGACGTTGCTATCTGGTTGGAGATCGTCGTAAAGAGCCATACCGTCTATGTCTCCTTTCCAAAAGTCATCGTTGATAAATTCCATAGAACCGATTGACTTGGGATTGAATTTATAGATATCCACGACGACGGGAGCGTCATCTTCGGCTTGGTTGAGTCCGGCAAACCGCAACCAGTAGACCCGGTTAGGGTTGGCCGTGAAACCAGAAACTTTTTCGGATGCTCCCGCTACGTAGGAGGCATTAACTATGGCTTGGGCTGGAATGGCGGATGATGTTGGGACAAAAATCATGCCCTGCTTGAGGTCTACTGTGTAATCGGTGTCTTTGACGTAGATGGTGTTGGGTGATGTTGACAGGGTCAGGGATGCAAAGGAGGTGAGGTTCATTCTATCCAAGGGATTCCATTTGCCCTTGTATATCGTTACGGGTTCGTTGGTTACGGTTGCACCAACCAGGTTCGTAACTGTGCCGACGATGAATTTCTCTAAGTTTTCCTTGGTAATTTCCTCAATAGTGAAACTAACGCTGGCTTTCTGTTCGGTCTTGACTGTCCTGTCTACCAGGTTTAGTCCTGTGAAGGATTCCTTGTGGTCAATCTGTCCTTGGGTGGTGCTGAGGGTGAGCTTGGGAACGTTGCCAATGAAATCTAGCCCTGTGGGCTTGCCTGTTATGGCATCACGAGATCCCAACAAAACTTTTCCTTTGCCTACAAAATATCTGGGTGGCATATTTTCCCCTATGGATTGAATAAGCGTGTACGGTACAAAACATCAACTTTAACAAGTATCCGGGCGCAGGTTTTACCCTGGGTATCTACGTCGGTTTCGTTGCCGACTAGGAACATTTTCAAAGCTAGGGAATTGAGGGTTCGGTCAGTGCCTAAAGCTTTGATAATGTCCGCTAACATATCGTTAGCCGCTACGCCGGGGGTGTCGGAGAACTTACGCCCCTCTATCTCGATATGCAAAGCGTTTTCATGGTCTAACCCTTTCTCTATTGTATCCTCTGCCACATCCCGATAGATGAGGGCATCAAATCCGTACTCGGTCGGGTAGTCCTGCCAGTAGAAAATTGATTGCCCTATGTTTGTGCTGTAGGTGGGGGTGGTGATCTGACTCAATTGAGAACCGAGGGCAGCCATGATATCTTTGCGCTTCATTCTTTTAATACCAGGTCGGTGAATTTGCCATCGTCAACGGGTTCAATTCCGATCACGGTATATGTTTTAGCCCCGACTACTAATGGCGTGCCGTGATTGATGCCGTTGGTGTCTGTGGTTTTGGCGGTGAGTGTGATTCGCCGCCCCTCGGCATCGAACCCAATGGGTGAATTTTCTACCTCAAATATCCCTTTGAATGAGTTGCCGTTTGCGGTAAAGCTAACGGCAAACTCGTCTAAGAATGAATCAAGGTTCTCCGCTAGTTGCATTTGTGTCGAGGGGCTTGGGTTTCTTTGGGGGTTTTTGTTCTTCCGGTGGGGGTGTGGGTGCATCCTCTATCAATTCGACGTTAATCGAGTGGACTTCGGCAACGGCGGGGACAAGTTCTAGCTCTGCCCCTTCGTCAAATCTTTCGCCACCATGAAAGATTATTTTTCCTGGTTTGACCCTGTACTTGGCTGGTTTCTCGGACATACTCACCTCTAGGTTGTGATTGCGTCTACAATTTTGACGAAGCTGGCAGCCCGTCTTAACTGAATGTCAATGGTTTGCAGGGCGCGAACTTCGATATCGCCGGAGTCGTAACCAGCACCGAATTGATTGGCTAATATTTCCAGTACGCCCCATTCGCCGATCAGGACATCAGCCCAGTTGCCGAAAATGATGGCACTGAGGTTAGTTCCTGTGCCTTTGGTGAGGTTGGCGGGGACTTGGTTGGTAATGCCCATCATGTAGCCATTGACCATGCCAATCAAGGGGTCTGAACCGTTCTCCCAGATCCAGTCTGAGTTGACGGCGGTGGGATTTTTGAGGGTGCGCTTGAGTTTGCCCCGGACTTGGGGGGTAGACATGAAGCCAAGGTTGCCGATGTCGGCATTAACGCTGGCGACTGCGGTTTCCGCTTGAACTAGGGCATCCCAGGTGGGAGCAGCGCCGTTAGTTCCTAGTGATACGGTGGTTGTGCCGGACGCGACTAGGATACCGGTTGGCTGGTTGGCTGATCCTGATCCGTTGATGACGGTGCGGTCAATTTCTAGGGCAATTGATTGGGCGATGTCCTGGCGGACAAAGGCTTCAATGTCAATGCTGCTTTGAAGGAGCATTAATCGAGTCATTCTGGACTTAACACCCACGGTTTTGGGGGTGAAGGTGATCTTGTCGAAGGTGGCTTCAGACTGAGATACCGCACCGCCTTCGCCTACCCAGTAGGTTGAAGCTATGCCAGTTTGGCGAGGGATGTCCAGGTTTCCGGTTAACCCTGAGAGCATTCTTGCCCCCATCTGCATACATAATGCGCGGTTTCTGAGATATTCAATCAGGCTGGCAGCGTCTAAAACTGTGGGAACTGTTACGCCACCTGTAGCGGCCGCGCCAGTCGCGTAAGTTGCCCGTTGTTG